GAGACCATTGTGCTCTTAGTTTTCTTTCTGTAACAGATACAGTAACTGACTCAAGGTCAAAAGAAACTTCACCAATTTTGTCTTCGAATTCTAATTCTTGGTATACTCTAAATTTACAAGTAAATTGAGATCCAGCAGTTACGGTACCCGCAATGGTTAAAGTTAAACCTGAATACCCATCAAGAGACGCTGCACCAATAGCACATGGTTGTTGTAAATCAACTTCTAAATAGATATAACCTGTAGAATCACAGATATTATCATAAGAACCGCCGTTTCCAGGGTATGAACCACTGTAGAAGGTTGTTGCTTGTTGTGAACCGTACTGAACCATACCTTTACCATATTGTTGTGTAACAACTCTAAATAACAAATCACCTGAACCCATACCTGAAAATGCTCCGGTAGAAACCGCATTTACTCTTAAATCAGAAAGGAATGACTCATTATCCATTTCTTGTCCGTCAGGTCCAATTAATTTACCAGCACCTGCAGAAGAGAATCCTGACATTACAATTAACGCCTTTCTATAAACAGGACCACCATCTGCTCCTGTAGCAGCAACTGTACCACCAGTTAAAGAGTACGCTGTAGGTACCATAACTCCGCTAGACCAAGCAACTGTAGTTGCGTTTTTAGTAATAGAAGAATACGCACCTTTTGAATAATCAAAAAGACCTGCAGGGTCTAATCCTGGTTCAGTACCTTCATAAAATCTGTCATAAAGGTTTTTACCTGAGTTATAACCAGCTTGTGCTTCTGCTGCTGTTGGTCCGTTTTGTGATCCGATAGGTCCGTAGTGAATACCACCTGTTGAGTTTTCAGTTTGGTAAGATTGGATTTTAGGTACGAAGTAGAACAATTTACCGATAGGTAAATTCATAGCTTGTACAGAAACTAAATCGTTAGCCAATAATTTAGAGAATACACGTCTTACGATAGGGAAAACTACAGTTTCGAAAGAACCTGAACTATCTGTTGATGCTGCCTCGTTAATCAAATGTGACGCTTGGTTTTCGTACAATTGCGCCATATTTTCTTTAATGTGTCCTTTAAGACCATCTAGGAACCCTAATTTGTCCCATTTGTTAATTGTGTCTTCTTTGATAACTTTAAGGTGTTTTAACCCGATGTTACCTACAAGACCTGATTCTAATAATGCTCCCATTTTTTTATTTTTAATTTGAGTTTATTTTATTTGTTTATTTAATTTTTGTCATTAAATCTCTCATTCTCATGAATTGAGGATTTTCGTAAGTTTTACTCTCAATCAAGTTAGAAGCAGAACCGTTAGATGGGGTTTTAACAACTTGTCTCTGAATAGATTCAGTAACAACTTCATTAGAACCTTTACTTCCGTCCAATTCGTTTTTGATTGTTTTGTAAAGTGATTTAGATTCTTTGATAGATTCTACGTTATCGAATCTTCTAAGAATGTTTATTTTTTCTTGTTTTGTCGTAGAATGTTCAGTGAACAATCTTGTCGAGTAAGCCAAGTTTGAGTTGAATACCGCAACTTCATTTAATTTGTTTCTAAAGAAATCTAAAGCCTTTTTGTATTCTTCATTTTTTTCTTTTAACAAATCCATTTCTTTAACAGTACTTTCATTTGTTGGTCTAACTTTCATTTTAGGTAATCCTCTTCCTGGGAAATTTCTTGATCCATTACCGTACGTTCTTGCCGCTTCAGTAGTTTCACCATCCATTTCGTCAGATTCCATATAGTCACCTTCCATTTTTTCGTCATCCATCATGTCAACATCTTCATCCATCCAACCTTCATTGAATTCTTCATCATCCATGTACTCTTCGTCCATTTCAGATTCACTAACTCCGTGTTTGATTTTACCAAAAGAAAATTTAGGACCTTTACCTTTCTTTTCAGATTTCATTCCGTTTTCCATATCTTCGTCAAAACCTTTGTTGTTAACAGATGATTTATTCATTCCTGATTTAACTTTTCCGAACCCAACTCCTTTTGGTTTCATTGTTTCTTGAACTTCAAGTTCATAAACAACTTCTTCCTCGTCTTCAAAATCATCTTCATACATTTCCTCTTCGTCCATATACTCTTCGTCCATTTCAACTTCGTTGGTTTCATCTTCTTCAAAGACTAATTCATAGATAACACCCTCATTTGTTGTTTCGATTGGCATATCTTCGATATTTTCTGAATCGTCACCTAAACTAATCATGTAATCATTGTTTGTGTTAGTATCAGTTAAATGAATGTTATCACCATCTTTTTTAATGATAATACCATCTTCATCACCCATAGCTTTCCAAACTTTCAAAAGTTCCGGAGTGGAAGCTTTTGTCATGTCTAGTGGAGGCATTTCGTCTTCGTTATCAGTAGGTCCCTCTATTCCCATAGCCGAAAAATCAATTTCTTCTCCGTCTACGTTAACATCAGCCTCTACATCTGTTTCCTCTGTACCGTCTTCTGTTTCTTCAGTATCCTCATCACCTTCAGGTGAAAATTCTACGTCTTCAACTTCTTCTTCTTCATCTTCTACTTGTTCGTACAAAGATTTTTTTGTTGAGCCGTTTAATGACTCCCTTACTAATTCACTGATTTCTTGTTTCATGGTTGAAGCAAGTATTCCTTTTGCGTTTTCACTGATAGCTTCTTCAATAGACTTCATTTGTAATAAAGCCTCTTCAACTATCGAATTATTTTTGTTTAAACTCATTTGTAAATTGCAATGCGTTATCGTTTATTTACAAATAAATATACCGATATGCTAAAAAAATTACTTTTTCGCTGCAGATAGACAAAAAAAATTAATAAGCACAAAAAAAGGGACACGTATTATGTATCCCTTTTTAAATCATTTTAGATGATATTACTCAATAACCTCATCAATTTTACTTTCAACAATCGCGGTAATTCTCCAATCCATTGAGTAGCTTTCGTAAGCCTTAGTTACTTTTGCCTCAACATCAGTTGGTGAGTAACCTTTAACTAACTTCTCTTCTCTAATTTTTTTAATCTTACCTGTGTTATCATCAACCATATCAGTTGTGATTTTTGCTACAAAATACTTTTCGTCCATTTCTAATAATTTTATTTACCTAAATAATCGGATAATCTTTTCATTAAGTCAACAGATTTGTCCATTCCTGAACCTAAAACCTCAATATTATTATGTTCTTCTAATTTCTCTTCGTAAGTAGGTCGGTCTTCTTTATTTAGATATAGATACGCTCCCGGTGTAGATGGAGACGACACCAAGTCGAAACATATTAACTCAAAATCATCCTGAACTTCATTTTGATCTCCTTTCTTAACCAAAGAACCTACACCACGAGAAGAGACCCCCATTGTGACTCCTTGTCTCATAAGGTTTGCCGCAACATCACCCTTCGATGTTACAACCCCTCTCTCGTGAAAACCTGGGCTTGTTAGTAATTTGATTTTACCCATTAGAACATTACCTTCCCACCACATGTCCGTGATAAGGTGTGATACTCGATCTAAATCAATCAAGGAAGATTCAGGGTGATTTAATTCTGATATAGACATACCACGTTTGATAATGTCTTGATATTTTTCGGCTTCTTTTTTTAATATTCTTTCAGGGTATACTCTACCATTTCTATTTGGAACCCCGTATTTCTGTAGGGTCGCATAAAATTCAAAGGGTTTTGAATGTTCTAATTGTCCGTAAGATTCTCTAATAACCTCAGAGTTTCTACCTTCATTTGGGTTGATGATTCCTGCATCCCACTCAACTAATATTCCTTTACCACTATCGTTTGGTCCTAATATTCTCATAGTATATTTTTAAGATAAATATTAGTCAGTTATGAATTCTTTTGTTTTTGTCTTGCTTAATATAAAATACTTACTATTTTTTAAGTCATCTTTGTATACTGACCCAAGTATTCTTTTAATTTTATCCCTTAATAATAATGATTTAAAATCGATAGATTGGTTGTGGACAAATAGAGTTATTTCAAGATTCAAGAAACTCTTTTTATTTTTTTGTATTCCACTTGTTCGTAAGTCTAAATCCACAATTTGTTTTCTTTCAAATGTTTGGTGGTCGACCACCTCTAATAATGTATGTTGTATTTGTCTTTTTATTTCCCCAATTAGTTTGTTCCAATTTTGGTCTTCTTTTATGGGTTCAATCCATGTTTGTAATACTACGTAAACTGATTTAAAATTTTTTGAGTCAACCGTTCCGTAGTGACATTTCGCATCATCAAAAACATTTAGTTTTGATGTCTTTCCTTTCTTCATTCTTCATACCTTATGAGTTTATTGTTTTACTAAATGTAAGTGAAAAAATAAAATTTGTCAAAATTCAAAAAAGTCGGTATATTTATATAAAAAAACAAGAAAATTTTATGATTATAATTCAGGTAAAAAACGCGGGGTCTATTGAACAAGCACTTAAACAATATAAGTTTAAAGTCTATAGAACAAAACAATTAGAAAAATTAAGAGAACGTCAGGAATTTACCAAAAAATCAGTTAAGAAAAGAGAACAGAATAAAAAGGCCGCGTACCTACAAAAAAAGAAGTCTCAATTAGAATCTTGATTATCGTCTTTCTTTTTTTCCTTTTGTATTTGGTGTAGAATATATCCTGAAATACCAAACTCAATTGTTGCCCACATTACGATATCAGTCATAGTTAAGTCCGGATATTTCTTTAATAGAAAAAAAACCATACCCCACTGAGCGACAATAAATGCGATTCCCGACTCAAGTCTTTTTTTAGAAAAAAACGATGGTTTGTGTGAGTATATTCTTATAAGCTCAGTAATACCCTTTTTTATGTTTCCCCAACCAAAAAAGTATTTCCTGTTACTCATAATCCTTGATTTAACTTTCTTAACTTGTAAAGATTATATTTGTCGTATTTAGACTCACTAATTTTTTTGATTGTATTTTCAATCGTTTCTTTTAATTCGTTTTCTTTTGATTCATTTAAAGAAACTTTCAAATTAGAAATAACATTTTCTTTCAGTGTGTCGATTTCAGATTTAATTTCACTTTCAGTCAAAGAAGACAACTCAACCAATTCTTTTCTTTCTGATTCGCTAATATTAGAAAGTTCTTTACTTAATCTATCATTAGCAACTTTTAACATTGTATTGAGTGGGAGATTAATCGATTCTTTAATTTCAGTTATTTCTTCAGAAATAATTGTATTGATAATTCTTTTTTTAGATTCTAAAACTGTTTCTAAATTTTTGATAGATTTGTTGTAGATTGTTACATCCAAGTCCTTGTAATTATTTTTAGATTCTTTAACTATAGAAGAAATCCATTTATCAACATTAATTAAAGAACGTTCGTTGTTTTCAATTAAAATTTGCGAATACTCAATCGACTCATTAATGTAGTCGTCAGCAATATCTCTACTTAAACCTTTCTTTTGTGATAAGTCATCGTATATATAATACAATTCAGATAGGTCTTTATTTTCTAAGACCATAGTTTTTAATTGTGCGATATATGATTTGAATTCAGGTTTACCGTATAATTCAACCGATGCGTTTTCTATTTTTGTTTTAATTGTTCCGAACGTGTTCATAATGTTTTTATTAATAAATATTTGTTAACTCAGTAAATCTTTCAACCTATCATCTATTTCTAGTAATGAGTTTCTTCCTTTTGATAAATCCATGTAATCACTACCTCCGAATAAATGGTCTTCTAACAACATGTTTAAGTCGTTTCTATCAAATCCTTCAGGTGTTACTTCGCCACCCGCAGGTTCTTCTGCAGGTGCCTCAGGAGCCCCACCCATTTCAGGCATTCCACCACCCATTTCAGGCATTCCACCAGCCGAGTCACCGCCAGCCTCATCACCGGCTTCTCCTGCAGGTTCACCTTCTTTCTTACCGTACAATTTATCAATAGTATCAAATAAACCTGTCTTAGTAATAACTTCAGCAGTTTTACCCAATTCGGCAGATACTGCACGTTCAACTCTTTGTTGTTGAATATCTAATCTAATCTCATCATCAGAGAACCCTAATATATGTTTCTTAGCCCATGATGCCGATACCGGAGCAACTGAGTTTGGTATTTCAGCAACTGCATCTTTATATAATGTGATTTTTTCTTTCCATAACTCAATACCCAATAAATCAGATTGTTTTGATGGGTTATGTAAACCTAATGTAAAGTTTGTTAACTCATCTTCAAATCCTAATAAGAAAAGGTGAATAATCGCTATTTTATTTAATTCAGCAATCATACATTTTTGAATTCTGTTGATTGTTCTTGCAAAACGAATATCTAATAACGATAAGTTTTTACCGTCACCAACAGCTTCTTCAAATCCTAAATATGCTTTAGGGATTCTTAACGCAGTAACTAATTTCTTTTGGATGTATTCAATATCCCCAATCTCTGCCAAGTTTGTTCCACCAGGTAATGTTTCAATCGGATTTGTTGCTGATGCGTCTCTAACAGGTATAAAGAAATCTTGGTCTACGGCCAATTGGTTGTATCTCATATCCACATTACCTGTTTTAGGGTCAGCAATTTGGTCTCTTTTAAACTTACTGGCAACTCTTTGTACATATGGATCAACATCTTTATCATCCATATTACCAACAAATATTTTAAATACCCTTCTTTCAGGTGCTCTTGATACACGATAAACTAACATCGCATCTTCAGACAATAAAAGTTGTTTCCAAATACGACGTGATTTTTCCAACATAGAAGTACCATAAGGAAGTTTTCTATCATCACCTAAAATTCTAAAGTGTGCAACCTCCCAAGTGTTAAATTCCATATTCTTTTCTTTCCAAGTGAACTTCAACGCATCATTTTCCATTTCTTGGGAATACTTGTCAGGTTGGAACCTCATACCTTTTTCCAATCTTTCAATTTGGATGTTAGGTAATTGTTGACACCCAACAATCCCTTTTTCTGGGTCTAATTTTAAGTAAACAAAGTTATCACCAAACTTACAAGTATTTCTTGTCCACATTGGTAAGTTGGTACTAATGTCTAATTTGTTATTAAACAAATCCGCCAATACCGATTTAATTCTTTTTGACTCTGAATAAATTTGTAGGATGTGACCATCTTTATCGGGTGTTGTGGATTCTTCACCGTAGATATCTAATGCTGCTGAAATCTCAGGAGTATATTCCATTGATTCATAGTCATAATAAGATGCCATTCTTGTTGGTTCATAATAAACCGCTTGTTGGTATAAGTTACTCTCAACTTTTTGCCATTGTTTACCAATGTACATAGTTTGTTGAGCTTGTAGTTTCTCCTTTTCAAACTCAGACTTATCTGTAGTTTTTAATAGTTCTTGTTTGTCGAACTTAAAGACGGGTGATTGTTGGTCTAAAGTAGCGTTAGGTCCGAAAACCTTACCTAATCTCTGCCATACCGTCATTTTATCTTGTGCCATAATTTCTTTTTACTTAAATAATAGTGTTAGATGTAGTAAATTAAACTCTTCTACTACCGAATAACCATAAATACTTTTCATAATCACTTTTGGAAACTTCTTGTCTTCCATAGTTCATATTATTATATACGTCCGCAGGTAACCCCGGATTAAAGTTTTGTGAACTTTCTTTAAATGTTGTTGTTTCGGTGGACCAAGATTCTAACATCGCCTTTGTTTGTTCAGTCGCCTTTTCTAATTGGGCAAACGACGTTTCACCAACAAACACCGCCATCGCAAATGCCATGATTAAATCATCATGTTGTCCTTTTTGGTGGTCAGGTCTACCATTCACATAAACAAAAGTGTTAAGTTCATTAAAAAGTCTTTGAGAACGTAAAGCAAAATCAAATCGTAAAGACTCCTCAAATGCTTGGATAATTAAAACTCGTTTCGAGTTAAAGTTAATGCCTGGTATTTTATCTTGAGTTTTAGGGTCCCACTTCCATTTGTCAGCAGGATTAACACCATCAACATATAAGTTTTTATATCCCAACTCTTGTAGTTTTCTGGATGTAGAAACACCCATACCTCCGGTGATATCGGTAACTATAAATGCGTTATACATAGTGCCCCATTTGAATGCAATTTCAGCTAATACATCAGGAGGAATTTTTCCAATGTACTCTAATACTTGTTCTCTTGCATCAAAATCGATAATAGACATCGTACTAAAATCTTCACTATCCCCTCTTGATACATCAACACCCATAATATAACGATGACCCTCAACAGGTTCTTTCCATTGCCAAATGGCTCCACCCATAAATTTGTTTTCAGGTTCTCTGATATGATTTTCTTTAATTTTTTTCATTGTCTCGGCAGGAATTACACTATCTCCCGATCCTAAAAAATTACATTCAAGCTCTTGTGATATTTTTCTTTTATCGAACTTTAACTTTTTAGCCATTGCTTCAAACCAAGAACTATAAGGTTTATAACCTTCGTGTTCTACTTTCTTTTTTATATCTTCAAAATCCCTATCACTTACTTTGATGTCAGAATAATCTAATGTAATCTCATCATCTTTATAATCTCCGCGATTTAACATGTAATGAACAATATCATTACATTTAATAAGCTTTAAGTCTTTTGAGTATCTTGGATCACGGAACCAATACATTTCTGTAATCTTAAAGTCATTCATCCCTTTAACCGCCTGACTATAGATTGAATAATAAATTGGGTCAAATCCGTTTGGTGTTGATATTACGATTACCTTACCACCTGTAGATAGGGATGCCATACACGCAGACCAGAAGTCCTCATCGGCATTAATGTATGCAGCCTCATCAAATATTAATATTGTTGGTGTATAACCACGTAAGGCATCCTTTGATGTTGCAACCGCCTTTACCTCACAACCATTAGTCAATTTAAAGTGTCTTTGTGAATTCTTTTCATTTGAAAAAGTAACACCCAACCAAGAAGGCCATTGGTCAACAAAGGCTCGGACTTTATTACCCATCTCCATTGCCGTGTCCATTTTGTTGGCAATTATTAGAATTTTCTCTGGTTTTGATTTTTTGGCGAATACCAATTTTTTTGAAGCCCAAGCAGATGTAACAGTAGATACACCGGCTTGTCGATATTTTAATGCGATATTCTCCTCACAGGTATCATAATCTTTAACTAACGTAACTTGGTCATTAAATAACTCTAATGGTACGTATTGTGATTGTGTATTATCGTAAGTTTGTAGATATGTTTTAAGTGCGTACGGGGTATCGTTTACACATTTAGCGTACTCTAGTAATATTTGTTCTTTTGATAAAGACATTCATTATCTTTTTCTTTTATTCAACGAATTTAATAATTCACCTTTCGTTGTATGTGGAGGTAAGTGATTTTGAATTATTTTCATAATACTTTCTTCTAACTTTTCAACCTCTTCTTTTTCTTCTACTTTTTTAGGTAGACCTTTGTGTTTTGTTGATGCAAAATCCTCTAAATCCTTTTTAGACATTTCTTTAGACATGTCTTTTACTTTTTTAGAAACTTTTGATTTTGGCGTATCACCCTTTTTAACTGAAAGGGCAAGTCCCATAATTTTTTGTTGTTGTTTTGAAACCGCCTTTTCTTGTAGTTTTGTTTCTGTTGGCATACCATCATCACCTTGTTTTTGGATTGGGTCTTGGTCATCTTCACCTTTATTAACATCTGAAACATCTTCTTCTTCACTTTCAGTAAATTCACTTTCAGTTTGTGTTTGAGTAATAATAGTTTTTCCTCCTTCATTAGAAACTGTAGTATCACCAACAGCCTTTTTAGCTCCTGACGGTAATTCAGTAACTTTAGACATTACAGTTCTTTCAACCGGTTTTGGTTGTTCTTCAACCTCACCTTTTGATTTCTTAACTTTTTCATATAAAACTTCAATTTGTTTTGAAGTTAAATTTTCAAGGGTATTAATTGAAAACCCTTCGATTAAAAGTCCCGCTAATTTAGGATTCATATGTTTCATCTTGTACTAAATTTTTTTCCCATTTTAATACGATATCTTTCTCGTATAACTTATTTTCAACATCTTCAATACTTTCACCATATTGGAAGACTAATCTTTTTCCTTCTGCAGTTTCAGGCTTCTCCCACCCTAAAGCGATTACACCATCTACTGAATCGTACATTCCAAAAAAATCTGA